TTGCCAGTGATCGGCTGGCCGGTGATGAACAGGAATACCTCGGCACTGTCGGTCGTGCCTGCGGCATTTGTCGCCTGGAGCCTGAACTGCCGCCCGTTGTCTGCGCTACTCAGTGTCGCAGTGGTGTAGTCCTCGCTCGTCCCGCCGGTGCCGGTAGAAACGTTCGTCCACACCCCAGCGACCTGTTCCTGCCACTGGAAGCTGGTCGCTCCGGTTGTCGTGGCGTTGAACGTGGCGGTCGCGCCAGATGGTGCCGTCTGTTGAACCGGCTGGGCTGTGATGGCCGGTGGCGCGGGCTCGGTAAACACCACCATGAAGGTGTTGTTCCGATCCAGGCCGGCGTTTCCGAAGTTGCCGGTAAGGTTGCCTGATACCGCAACGGAACGAGTTTGCGCTCGCCCCAAGTGAACGGCAGATCCAAATGTCCCGAAACTCGTCCACCCCGACCCCGTCGAGGGGGTGCCACTTTGGACATCAACCCCGACCATCAGGCCAAAGGCTGGTGGCGACGTAACGTTGACCGTCAGCGTCGGGGTCGGATTGCTTCCGGTGTCAGTTGCTGACGTGCTGCCGAAGAAAGCGTCAACATCCGTGACTTCCCATGCGAACAGCATGCGGTTCGCGTCGGAAGCCCCAAACGTCGCCAGCAGATCAAGCGAGCCCGCGCCCGTCACTTCACAGGTGTAGACCTTCGTCGTCTCAGCAGTGCCCGCTTCGGTCTGCGTCTCGCGCTGGGTTATGGTCCCAAGCGTCGCGGTGCCGGAGTTCTGCGTTACCGTGCACGAAACGTTCGTGTCGGAGTTCGACAGGATGACGAGGAAGTTCCCAGCCGCGACGTTGGACGGCGCGTTGCCGGTGGCGATGGTCGTCGCCGCGGCTGATCCGTCTGCTCCCCATTGCTGAACGATGGAGCCTGCCATCTCAGGCTCCTAGTTCAACCGTGCGTCTCGACGTATGAGCCGCTGACCACGCTTGCCGTGGTGGTGTTGGGGACGAAGACAAGCCACGGGACCGTGCCGTCGTAGATGCGCGTGCCGAGTCCGGTCAGTGCGTCGGCCTGGTTGGGGATCAGTGCCTGCAGCGGGATGCTCGCGAGCTTGCGGTACGCCACCAGGTTGATGGTGCCGCTTGTCCACGTCGCCGAGAGAGTCAGAGACTGAACGGATCGCACACCTGTATCGCCGGCTTGTAGGCCGATGAAGTACGTCGCACCGATGGCGGAAGACGCCACCGTTGCGATGATGTTCGTTGCTGTGCGCCCGGCCGTGCCGGCCTGGTTGGTGTAGCTGATCGTGATCGTCGGCGTGCCTGCGCCGGTCGCTGCGCTGACCTCGACTGCGAGCATGACGCCAAGGCCTGTGGTCGCCGGCGTGTCGTCGGTGCCGCTGGTCGGGCAGCGGCTGGGCCAGGTTGGCGTCGTGCTGTTCTGCGCCGCCGTGCTGGTGATGGTGTATCCGCCATTGCTCCAGATGCGGTCGAGCACCAGCAGGCGCCCTGCCTGCGTTGCCATCGCGTCCAGATAGGCGAGATAGGCGTTGCCTGACGCGGGGTTGTAGTGCGGGATCGCACCGTTCGGGATCGTCGTCGAACTGTCGAGCACGGCACCATTCAACGTGCCGTTTTGCGACCCTGCGCCGGGCATACCGGCGAGCGGCCACAACGACGCAGGCCGCCCGGCTACAAGCGTCGCCGTGACCGACTTGGCGAACTCGATCGGCGGGCGAAGTCCCGCAAAGATGCCGTCGAGGGTCGTGATGGCCATGGCTCAGGCCGGCGCCGAGTAGGTCAGCGACGAACACGACACGGTGTCGCCTGCGCCAACAGTCAAGCCGCCCGACATGTTGATGTCGGAGGCCGAGGCCGCGACGGCGCAGTGCACCAGCGGCGTGGCGCCGTTGTCCAGCGTCGCGGTCGCCACCGGCGAGGCGTTGCCGGTCGCGTTCGTGTCGCTGGTGATGGCGTTGGCAGTGATCGTGCCGCTTGCCGCAGCGCCGAACGGCGTGGCCGACATCGGCAGCGTGGCCACCGCCGTGCCGGGCGCCGCGATGGTGCCGGTCAAACGAAAGCGCAGGTTGGCCGTCGCGCCGAGTGCGGTATCCACCGCATCGGCCAACGTGTTGCGCAGTGAGGTTGCGTGAGTGACAGCCATCTCTAGGCCTCCTTCGGTTGCTGTTCGTCTGGCAGCGGGTAGAAATCCAGGTCGTAGGTGTCGACCTTGCCCGTGTCCTTGCGAGTGACGTGGATGACCGCGTGCGCAACCGCCTGCTGCGCTTTCAGCGCGGCGGGGATGCGCTCAGCCTGGCCGGCCACTTGTGCGTCTTGCGCTCCGAGTTGTACGGACATGCTTACCTCTCGCTTGCGTGGATCTGTGCGTGGATGTGCTCGATGACAGCCTTGGCGCCGCAGTTGAACGCGGTCGTGTCGGGCTGGCCGGGAACGAATGGGGACTTGCCGAAGCGCGCCGTCAGGTCGTCGAGCACGGCTTGCCCGTCGCCGAACAACTCGAACGCGCTGCGGTACTGCTGAGGCGTTGCGAAGGCTTCGGTGCTCATGCCGTCGCCTTCACTTGCCGCTGCAGCGCGGCGTCGGTGGCCATCATCTGCGTCTGCTGAGCCTGTGCAGCCTGCTGCTCGGCGGCCTGCTGGTCAGCGCGAGACTTGCGCAACAGGGCCACGGCCTTCTCGTTGCGCAGCGCCTTGGACGGTGCGCCCAGGCTGTCGGCCATCAGGCGCAGCGAGGCGTCGGAGTCGATCAGATCCAGCGCCTCGGGCTTGCCGGCCTGCGCCATGACGAAGGCGTTGTTCTGCAGCCGTTCCAGCGCCGACACTTCCTCGAGCTTCTGAGCCCGAGCAAGCGGCGACTGGTAGCGGATCGTCAGCGAGGCGTCAGCCAGCGAGTCAGGCAGCGGCGGCAGTTGGCCGGAGCGCATGGCCAGGCCAAACACGCGCAGGATCGTCGGTGCCAGGTCTTCGGCCTGGAAGCGACCGAACAGCGGGCCGAGCAGCTGGCGGATCAGCGCCGCACGGGCGTAGAACTCGGTCGCCGTCTTGGTCGGCGCATCCACCGGCGGCAGCTGGTCGGCCATCATGATGCGGCGGATCTCGGCCCGCATCTGGTCGGCCTTGGAGAATGAGACGTTGAAGTCGGCGCCCGATGGCAGGGCCTTGATGGAGTCGACCGAGTTGGCCACGATGACCGACCCGCCCTTGACCTTGACCGTGCGCGGGTTCAGCACGCCGTCATCTTCGGCCACGTACACGCCGGCCACAGCGCGCGACAGGGCACGCGACTCGAGCACCAGCAGTTCGTTCAGGCTCTCGATCGTGGGCAGCGCGTTCGACACCGGGCCGACTGCGTAGTCCGAACCGGGCAGCGTCATCCAGCGTGCGACGACCACGGGCATCTCGTGATAGCCCGACTCGCGGACCACCTTCTTCTCGCTGACCTCGATGTGGCACGAAGCGATCGGCAGGTTCTGCTTGAGCCGGCCGCCGGACATGGCCAGGCGCCGCGGATAGATGGCATGCACGAACTCGAACTGGTCGCCGTGCTTGCCCTTGGTCACGCAGTCGCGGATCTTCTCGCTGACGGCTTGCTCTCCGTAGACCGTGATCGCCTGCTCGGCGGTCAGCTTGAACGCGCGGTACACGGTATCGACCGGTCCGCCGGAGCGTGAGCAGGCATAGAACACCTGCGCGATGGGCCACTGCTCGAACGTGAGGCCACCCTTCTCGCGGTCCTCGTCGATGTACATGGCGAACCAGCCCGCGCACACGGAATCGACCGTGCATTCGAACTTCGCCGCGTCGTAGTTGGCCGCGTGGATCGACTCCCACAGGAACTTCGCGGCCTCATCGAGCCAGCGCCGTTCCTCGTCCGACTCGTCGCCGGCATCCAGCGCGAACCAGACCGCATTGGCCGGGGTCATGCCAGACATGATCGAAGACGACAGCAGCCGGACCGAGTCCGACGCCGTCGAGTCCATGATCTGCGCCTTGCGGTTCTGCGCCGACTGCGCGTCCACCTGGTCGCCGTTCAGCCCGGCAGACCGCTCGGGGTAGGTCATCTCGAAGCAGCGGCGCCACACGTTCTCATGGCGACCGCGCTCCGACTTCAGCCCGGCCAGGCGCCGAAGGATCAGGCCGGCTTGGTCGTCGTCGGCCATCAGTAGCCGCCGATCGTCTTGCGCCGGTTGGGCTGGGTCGGGGTGGCTGGTGCCGCGGGGTTGAGTTGGCCTGCGCCTCGAGCGATCAGCGACTGGCTGATGTCGGGTGCGTCGCGGAATCGGCTGCCGGCCTGGCGCATGACTGTCTGCGCGGTCGACAGCGGGCTGTCACCGGTGCCGGGCTGCTCGCCGACGCCACCAGGTGCACCGCGGGCGATCAGGCTCTGCTGCTCGCGGCGGCGCTTCTGGTCCATGGCCAGCCGCTGGTTCGCTGAGGTGGCAGCATCGGCCTCAGCCTTCATGCGCTCGGCCTCGGCGTTGCCGGTGGACGATCCGCCACCGGCACCACCGCCCAGCAGCTTGCCGCCGACCGTGGCGCCGACTGCGCCGAGAACCATCGACACCGGATCGCACATGGCGTCAGGCCTTGCGCTCGACCGGAGCGGGAACGAGCCAGCCCTGTCGGGTCAGGATCGGGCTCTTGAGGGTGGCCAGGTCGACGTCGATCGCGTTCGGCACGTCGGCAGCGACAGCCGGGGCCGGCGTCTCGGCGACTGGCACCGACTTGGCTGCGTCATCGGCAGCGCCGGGGATCTTGGTCGGCTTGGTGGCCATGCTCTGCGCTCCGGGGGATTGGGACGCAGGCAATGTCGGCGAGCATAGGGGGAAAAATCTTTACGCTGTTTGCCTTAGCACGGCCGACACGGAGAGTGTCACGGTGCGCGTCGGCAGGTCGGTCCAGGCCAGCCCGGTTCGGTCGCACCACAGCTCGATCATCGCCGCTCCGGTCCAGAACGCCGGCTCACCGATCGCTTCCTCGGCAGTCCAGTTGCCCAGGCCTTCGCGAGTCACACCGATGTGGTCGGCCACCTGCTGCAGCGACATGCCCTGCTTGCGGATGTTGGCCAGCATGCGCGGCCAGTCGAGCCGGCGGGTTCGTGAGAGGGTCAGCATAGGCGCCTCACTTGCAGCGATGGTCGTGGCACTTCGGTGGCGGCGTGTCCTTGCGCGCATCGGGGTCGTCGTCGCGGCCACCGCCGCACGCGCACAGGATCAGGGCAGCCAGGATGATGGACAGGGTTTTCATGCGGTTCTCCGTTGCTTGATGCGTTGCAGCCACTGCTTGACCAGCGCGTGGCCTTCCTTCACCTGGTCGCCGAACATGCGCCGGGCGGCCCCTTGGTAGTCCTCGAGCAGATCGGCGCGGGTGACAGCCATCGCTCGAGCCTTGCACGAGATGCAGCCCGACGTGAACGAGTCGACGCGCGGCAGTTGCTCGGCGGCTTGGCAGGCTGGGCAGGTCATGCAGCCACCTCAGCCGGCGCGATCTTCACGAACACTCCAGGCGTCGCCCCGTAGCGCTTCTCCTTCGTCACCGCCACCACGCACACGTCATCGCGCCACACGACGCCGTTGCAGCCGTCGAAGATGGCCTTCTCCACGTTGTCGATGTCGGGCTTCGTGGTCGGGCGGATCTGCTGCAGCAGCGCGCTGGCTTGCTTCTTCTTCGACCAGCTGGCAGGCACTTGGCAGGTGATGGTCATGAAGACGTGGACGGCCTGGTCAATCAGCGCACCACCGTCCATGGCCTGGTGCGCGGCGTGAGCTACCAGACCCTCGTAGGCGACGGTTTTCTCAGGCGTGCGAAGTCCGGCGATCTTCTTGCCTCCAGCGGCGAACTTGAGCCCAGCGATGGGTCTGCCCTTGCCTTGAGGCTGGCCGGGGACGGTGAACGAGATCATCTAAGGCTTCCTTTCGTACACATTCGCCTAACGTGTCGATCCACCGGACCTAGCGGCCGGTGATCTTTGAGTTAGGCGTCTACAGCCGAGCCGCGCTCATAGCTGTACGGGATGTATTCCCACTGTGTCTCGCTCACAGAGGCGGCAGCGCGGTTGTGTGCGTCGTAGCACTCCGGGTGCATCTTGTTCGTGCTGGCGTCGCCACCGTCATAACAGCGCCAGCGCACGTAGGTTTCGCCAACTGCAATGCCTTCGCCGCAACTCATGCAGCGGTGCGGCTTCTTGGCTTTGTGCCGTTCAACGTCAGTGCAATGCATGCTCACTCTAGCTCGAATGTTAGATTACTACCCACGCCGCAATCACCAGCACCAGCGCCACAGCAAGCCAGTTCACGAGGCGGTCAGTGCGCCGATTGCTCTCGGCTGAGAGTTCGGCAAAGTCGGATGCCAGCTTCGAGTCCCGGGCATCCACCCCGAGCCCCGCCTCCTCCATCGGATCGAACCAGATCCGCGGGCTGTACTCGCGGCGGTCGGTCAGCGCGTCGTGCGCCTGGCGTTCGGTTTTCATGCCGCCTTCTCCCCTTGTTGCTCAAACGCGCGGGCGCGCGGTGTGTTGGCCCGAACGATCGCCCGCGCCCAGTCGATCGTCATCTGCGGCACCTGCTTCCCCTTGGCATGCTCAGCCAGGATGCAGCGAGCGGTGTGCAGGGTGCGCTGGCCTCGGGCGGTTCTCATGCGATGGCCCTCGGTTCAACCAGCAACTCGACGGCGCCACCCAGGATCGGCGTGCTGTCCACAGGCGACACCACCACGTCATCCTGCTGGCCGCGGTACTTGCCGGCCGCGGTACGGCGCAGCGTATGCGTGTCGCCGCTATAGCCCTGGGACAGCTTGCAGGGCTCGCCCCTGATCGACCGGCACTGCGGGCAGGCAACCAGTGCGACACTGCGATCCGTGCGGATGTAGCGGCCTCGCTCGTCGGGGACGGCCACGAAGATGAATCCGCCCACGCGGTCCTCGTAGGACACCAGCTTGATGGATGGCGTCACGCTCATGCGGCCTCCAGCAGTGCGCGGGCGGCTGCCAGCTTCACCGGGTCGACCGCGGCCCCAGCGGCGTAATCGGCCAGGGTGTTCATCGCCGCGATGTGGGTCCAGTTCATGGCGCCCTTCGGCGCCACATGCTTTTGATCCCTGCCAATCGTTGAAGACATGGGATGGGATGTCCCGGAAGCCGGAGGCTGTAGGGATGTCCTGTCCCGTGTCCCTCCACCAATGTCCCAAATATGTCCCTGGGACATTGGGACAAAAGTCCTTACGCGTGCGCGAGGATGTCCCATCGACTTTTGTCCCGTTTTTTTGCTCGAATGTCCCGTTTTCATGTCGATGTGTCCCATTCAGGAATTTCGAACGATGACGCCTTGAACCACCTCGATCAGGCCGGCTGACACAGCCCATTTGCGGGCGCGGTAGTAGGCTTTCCGCTTGGCTTCGGCCTCGCCGTCGATGGCATCGCAGAACACCGTGCGGAGCTTCGACTCGTCCATGCCGTTCAGCGCCAGGTCAAGGAACAGATGGTTCTTGCCGCCACGGCCGCGCTTGGCTTCGTGGTCCATCGCGTCGAGCATGTCGTCCTTGCCGGTCAACGCAGTGGCTACCAGGCTGGTGATGGCGTCTCCGTCCTCATCGATGGCCAGTTCCGCCACCTTGAGCGAGAAAGACACCGGCTCGATCAACTCGCCGTCCTTCTGCTTCACGCACTCGAACGTGGCTAGCATCTCCTTCTCGTCGCGGTACACGCCGAACATGAAGTCGACGTTTGCCCGGATGGCGCTGGATCCGCGGGGGCGCTCGGTGGCCTGGTGTCCGGTGTGGTGCACCACCACAACCGCGGCCTGCCACGACGCTTTGAACCACAGCGCCAGCTCGCGCAGGTAGTTGCTGACCTCGGCCGCGCTGTTCTCTTCGCCGGAGAACGTCTGCGACAGCGTGTCGATGATGACCAGATCAGGATGCACGCCGATGGCCGTAGCAGCCTCCTGGACGCGCGCAGCGTCTGTGGTGAGGTCCAAGGCTACCGGGACCACGTAAACGGGCGCCTGGGCCCATTGCACGCGGTTCTCGCGGTGCCATGCGACGATGCGCCGCCACAGACCAGCGCCACCCTCAGCCGCGACGATCAGGACAGGGCCCTGCTTCGTCTTGTGGCCCAGCCACGGAAGCCCGTGGGCAACGTGCAGCGCCATGTCGATGGCGATGAAGGACTTGAACGTACCGGATCCGCCGAACACGACGCCCATCGATTCGAGCGGAACAACATGCTTGACCAGCCACTTGACCGCCTTGGCCTGCTCGCGCAGTTGATCCAGGGTGAGCAACGGCAGAGACTGCCCGGAGGCGGCTTTGTCGCCACCTGTGTACTGCGCCAGGTCGATGACGTCGGTGGCCATTGGCGCTAGGCGAAGTGTTGGCGCAATGTGTTGGTCCCTGATTTCACGGGCCACAGGTGCAGAGGTTTCGGAGTGACGATGTACGCCAGCTGCTGGCGCTCGACGTCGACCAGAATCGGATAGCCGGCCATCCAGTCGGCCAGGCCACAGATGGCACGCATTGCGTGCTCGGCATCGACGCCGGGCTTGACCACCAGTGTGCAGTGCAGATCCTTGGTGAACTCCCAGTCGTACTTCTTGCCGCTGTCGGCGAAAACGTGGGGGTTCGCGTAGCCAGTCGACCCGACGAACGAGACGATGATGCTGGTGCCCTTGGCCAGCCCTTGCAGGCTGTTGATGTTGCGGGGCAGTGGCAGGTTGCTCATGCTGCCAGCCTCCCCATCCAAGCCGCCTCGAGCGGCGTCATGCGGGCGATAGCCTTGCGCACGATGGCCGGCGCTGTCACTGGCGGAATGCCGACGCTTACCGCCTTCGGGTTCCTCGCCATCTGCAGCGCCAGCATGTCGCGGCCGATGTTGCGTTTGCGCTTCAGCTCCATGCGGTGGGCCTGCTCGATGCAGCCCTCCCATGTGCGCGCCGGCAGGGCCGCAAGCACCTCATCACGCGGCGCCACAGGCCACACGGTGCGCAGCGTGGCCTTCTCGTGGTCGGACCACGCAAAGCGATGCTTCGGAGTCGAGAACGGCACGCCAGTTGCGAACCAGATCAGCGGTGCGTTCGGAACCGTCGTGCCGCGCGACTCCAGGCACCCGCGGTCGCGCAGCTTGCAGAGCCTGGTGCTGATCTGCTTCGGCGGCATGCCGAACACGCGGCCGAGCTGGCGCGGGCCGAGGCCGGGATTCTGCGCTACGTACTTCAGCAGCGCGGCGGAAGTCAGCACCTTCTGTGCGCCGCCTGAGGAAAGCGCGGAATCGGTCACGAAGACCGGCACTTCGTAGGTCATGCTGCGAGCTTTTCAGCTTGTTCGCGGCGCACCTGGGCGAACCACTTCGGGCGCATTTCCTTGAGGCGATACCGCTGCAGTTCCGGGATGGTTTCCGGCCACTGGCTGACGGCGCTCTTGGAGATGCCCAGAAGGCGGGCTAGGCGGGCCGCGCTTCCAGCCTTGGCGATGGCTTGAGTCTTGGTCATGCTGTCATCCTATCCTGCTTACCCGCGAGGTGCAACACGCTTAACTGCCTTTGCGAAGCTGCGCGCCTTGAGCCGCTGACTTGAGTCAATCTGATCGTGCAGGCGGATGAGAACGGCGGCCAGGTCGAGGCACTCGCGCTTGATCTTCTCGGGATCGTTCGCCCGGATCTCGTCGCCGAGTTCCTGCCATTCCTCCACCGCAACACCAAGCGCCTCATGCGTGCTCTGGAAGTCGCCATAGAGACTGTCGGCCTCGTCGATGCGGTCGTACAGGCCATCGGCGCATGCTTGGCTGATGTTCATTCCATGCTCCCGTCGTCGCCGAAGTCAAACGCCTCGGATGTCTCGATGTCCTTGCGACCAGCGGCGGCCATCTGCACGTTGCGCAAGGCCTGGCGGTAGTAGCTGGGCTTGAGTTCTGCGCCGATGCCGCGCCGGCCCAGCAGGACAGGGCTGTAGACCTCGGAACCGACGCCCATGAACGGAGTGAACACCGTCTCGCCCTTGTTGCTGAACAGTTCGACGCAGCGGTCGATCACATCCAGCTGGAGCGGGTGAACGTGCTTCTCGTCTTCGCTGTCGCGGGCCTCGCGGTACGGCAGAACTCGGTCGATGCGGATGTCGTCCCACATGCAATCGGCGTACTGTCGCCAGATCCAGTGCGACCAGCGGTTCTCGGTCTGCTTGCCGGTCCACCCACGGAACGGCAGCAAGTCAGACGGCGGCACTCGCTCACCGGCGTAGTCGTACAGACCCTCCGGGTGCTTGACCGGTACCGGGTTCTCGCCGACGCGACGGAACGTCAGCAGCATGTCGCCAGAGGCCACGCCGCAGTCGATTGAGTCGGCCACCAGGGAAGCATGCGCCAGGTTCTTCTGCATGGTGCGCAGTCGAACCGCGAGCGGCTCCTTCCAGATCATGCGCCGGCCGGTGTATCGCCAGCCCTCGCGCTCGTGCAGCCGGATGATGTCGCCGGGGAAGTCGATCAGACTGTCGGTACCGGAGTTGCTGCGCGGCACGTCCATGCAGTGAACCGCAGTCACCCGGCCGGGCATCGTGATCCTGGCCAACTCGCGCACGACAAACGCGTAGTGCTTGAAGAACTCGTCGTAGTCGTCGCAGTTCGACAGGTCGCGCTCGTTGCTGCTGTAGTGGTACAGCCCACCGAACGGCGGCGAGTAGACCGAGTGGTGAATGCTGCCGGTCGGCAGGGATTGCATGACCTCCATGCAGTCGCCGTTGTAGATTGCGAACTTCTCCGTCACGCATTGGTCGATTACAGCCATTTCGGAACCTCCATAGTCTTGGTGTGATTGTTCGCCCGTTCGATGGCGAGCGAGTGATTCATCTCAGCGACGAGATGTGAAAACATCGTGTCGGCCTGCGCCGCCTTTCTTTGAAGGTTGCGCATGACGCCGCGCTCGCCTTCCGTGGTCACGATGTCGACAGTGACCTCGCGCTTCTGGCCGAACCGCCAGCAACGCCGCACGGCCTGGTAGTACTGCTCAAAGCTGTGCGATGGGAAGAAGGTGATGTGGTTGCAGTGCTGGAAGTTCAGGCCCCACGCACCGATCTTCGGCTTGGTGATGAGCACACGCGCCCGACTTTCTGCGAAGGCCTCGAGGCGATCCTCCTTGCGTTCGTCGGAGTCTGCCCCGCTGACCTGCACCGCGTCCGGGATCAACTTCTCGAGCAAGTCTCCCTCGTCGTTCAGGTGACACCACACCAGCGCGGGCTGGCCGGTCTTGTTGACCAGTTCGGCCACTTGCTCGCACCGCTCCTGCACAGTTCTGCGGCGCTCCTCGCGCTGCTCTTGCAGGCCTTGCGCCGGCATGGCGAACAGCATGCCATCGGCCAGCGTTTGCGCCTCGACCAGGTGCTCGACCTCGTTCAAGGCCGGGAGGGTGAACGCACGGTCATCGAAGCCCAGGTCCGAAGGCCTGCGGATGGCCCTGGCCCATGAGCACACCCAACGCCAGAACGGAACCTCGGCGTGTCCTTTCAGGCGCCACTTGATGACCTCACCAGCGAAGCGGCCGGTGGCGCTGTTGTTCAGGTCGTTCTTGAAGAACCTGTTCAGCATGTCCATGTGGCCCATGTAGCCCAGCGCCTCGGAGCTTGTGCCGAGTTCGATGTAGTCGTTCGGCGCTGCTGTGGCTGTCTGGAGAAGCCGGTATGGCACCTTGCGCATGAACGCGGTGATCTCGCCACGGCGCGATCCTGCGAAGCTCTTGAGGATGCTTGACTCATCGCACACCACGCCGGAGAAGTCGCCCGGATTGAAGTAGTGCAGGCGCTCGTAGTTCGTGACGATCACCGGCCCCTTTGCCTCACCCTCGCGGGATTGCATGGCGTCAATGTCGAACTTGTGCGCCTCGCGGACGGTCTGCGAAGCAACGGCCAGAGGCGTCAGGTAGAGCACCGGCTTCTTCGTCTTCCGCGCCACGTTCGTCGCCCACACCAGGCCCATCGGCGTCTTGCCAAGGCCACAGTCGGCGAAGATGGCCGCGCGGCCTTTCCTCACTGCCCACTCGACCATCTGCGACTGAAAGTCGAACAGAAACCCAGGCATCCACACAGGATCAAAGCCACTGTCGGCCCCTCCTTGTGTCTTCTGGTCTAGAAACTCAGCGTAGTCCATTTCTCTCCTTGTTAGGCGCCGCGGGGGCTTTCCACAGACCCGGTCCCCTAAGAGACTTCCCGCGACAGGCGGATGATGTGCGATGCTTGGTTCTGCGTCAAGTGTTGTTAACTACTTAATGCATTAGGTGATTTAGGATGCTTGACACTTTGCATTGTCTTCGGCACAGTCTACCCATCGGCCCACACATCGGGCCATGACTGGAGAACCAGATGCCCCGCAAGCTGATCGTCGACACCACGCTGCCCCCGCAGTTGTTCCAACGCACGCTGATGAAGGCCGCCGCACAAGCCCGCGCCGACGCCCGCGCCGAACGCGAAGCCGCTGCCCGCAAGGAAGCGCTGCGAGCCCAAGGCCGCGCGCTGGCCGAGCAGATGGGCGGCTGGACGGAAAGCGCGATGGGCGAGCTGGCTGAGGTGTTCGCGGGGGTGCAGCAATGATCGACTTCACCCCCACCCAGGCGCGCGACTACAGCCGCGTCATCGAAGCGCCCGGAATCACGCAGGAGCAGATCGACAGCAAGGCGGCGGAAGTGCTGCGCGGGCTGTCGGCGCTGGACCTGTCAGACGCGCTGTACGACCTGGCGCCGCGCATCAAGACGCTGGTGCAGCAGGGCCACGAGTTCGCGCTCGGGAACCTGATCCGCACCGAGATCAACGACTACTGCAAGCGCGTCGCGCTGCGGGTTCTGGAGGCGTGATGGCAACGATTGGCATGACGAACACGCAGGACACCGAGCCCGGCGGCCTGCTGAGCGAGCAGGACTTCGAGCACCTGACGCGCAAGCCGTGGCTGGTTCCGTCGCACCAGCAGAAGCCAGCGCCGGCCGAGCGTTCGCGCATCGGGGACGTGATCTTCGCAACGGTGCTCGGCGTGCTGGGCGGCGTCGCGCTGGCGCATTGGCTGGCGAGGTGAGCATGCAAACCACCCGCCGCTACCCCCGCACGTCCGTCGAAGCCTTCCCGCGGCACACCGACTACGCCTGCGCCGTTGAGATAACTGTCGGCCACCGCCCGCTGTGGGCTCGGCTGCTGCGCATGGTGCGCAACTTTTGGAGAAGCCTGTGAACGAGTTCAAGCCTGGTTTTGTGTACGACATGCCCGCCGAGCAGTACCACGCCATCGACGCCGTGAGCGCGTCCGGTCTGCGCGTGTTTTCCCGCTCGCCGTGGCACTACCGCAATCGCGTGCCGGTGACGCCCACCAAGCCCATGCTGCGCGGCACGCTGGCGCACTGCGCGGTGCTCGAGCCCGGCGCCATGGAGTCGCGCTACGTTGTCGTGCCAGCCGATGCCCCGCGCCGGCCCACGAAGGCGCAGTGGGATGCCAAGAAGCCCAGCGAAACGTCGATGGCTGCGATGGACTGGTGGCTGACGTTCCAAAAGCATGCCGGCGAGCGCGAGATCGTGTCGGCCGAGGACTTCGAGATAACGCAGATGCAGCTGCGCGCGATCGCTCAGCAGCCCGAACTGTCGGACATGCTCAGCGTCGGGCACGGTGAAGTCTCCATCTTCTGGATCGACCCCGGCACCGGACTGCCATGCAAGGCTCGCCCCGACTGGGTGAACGGCGACCAGCTGCTCGACCTGAAGTCGACGGCCGACGAGTCGCCGAGCGGTTTCGGTCGCGCGGCCGCACGCATGAAGTACCACCTGCAGGCCGCGCACTACAGCGAAGGATTCGAGATCCTTACCGGTTTCAAGGACACGTCCTTTACCTTCGCCGCGGTCACGAACACGCCGCCGGTGCTGGCCGTGCCGTACCGACTGACCGACGAGATCCAGGCCCAGGCCATCGACGAACGCCGCGAACTGCTCGAGCGGTTCGCCTGGTGCATGCGCGAGGGGCAGTGGCCGGCGTATGGCCATGGCGTGCAGCTTCTCGACTTCCCGGCCTACGCCAAACGCAGCAACGAATTGGAGGTGTCCTTTGTCGATTGATGTCACAGACCTTCGCGCGACCATCGTCCCGAAGTCGGATCAACTAAACGCCGAGCAACTGCTTGCCGGCCCGATGACCGTCACGATCACCGAAGTGCGCGTCAGCGAGAGCGCCGAGCAGCCGGTGATCGTGCACTACGAGAACGACGGCGGCCGACCGTTCAAGCCCTGCAAGACCATGCGCAAGGTTTTGCTGCTGGCGTGGGGAGAGAACGGCAACGCATGGGCCGGCAAGTCGATGACGCTGTACAACGATCCGGCCGTGAGGTTCGGCGGCACCGATGTCGGCGGTATCCGCATCAGCCACATGTCCGACATCCCGAAGGACATCAAGGTGTCGCTGACCGCGACGAAGGGCAAGAAGGCGCTGTACGAGGTGAAGCGCATGGACGCGCCGGTGAAGGTCGACCATGCTGCAGCGATTGCCGGTGCAGCTACTGCCGACGCCCTAAAGAAGGCCTTCGGGGCTGCGTGGAAGTCGACGGCTGATGCTGCCGTGCAGACGCGGTACAAGGCAACGTACGACGCGCGCCTGGCTGCGCTGACGGGTCAACCTCCACAGGCTGCAGCATGACCGACCATACAGACATTGTGAAGAGGCTGGCATCAACGTCCGTCGTCATCGGGAACCTGCCGCAACTGCCGGGATACAACGGATCAGTCCTCACCATTGACGACGAGGAAGCAGCCCGATGCGTAGCCGACATTGACGCTGGCGCCGCCGAAATCACCCGCCTTCGTGCTGAGGCTGAGGCGCTGAGGAAGGCGCTGGCAGCAATCGTTGACCGAGACTTCACGTTCTTTGATGGCTGCGTGGATCGAAACACCATCACATACGGCGAGATTCAACAAGCCCGCGCCGCCATCAACGCAACGAAGGGGACGACATGACCGACACGAGACAGGCGCTGGCTGCGCCGACAGAGATATGGGGCGTGGCCGCACTTGCTCCGAAGCAGAAGGCTGCGTTTGAAGCGCACTGCACTGGCGATTGCGGAAAGATCAGCATGGCCGGCGCGATCAATGACGACCTGACAGGCGGCATGTTCGTCTGCTGCGAGCCGACGTGCCCCTATGAAGAAACGGTCTTCCGCAAGTTCGGCGAGACGATGAGTTTCGGCCGGCCGCACATAGTGCATCTGCGCATCCTGAAAGAAGAAGGGGCCAAGGAATGAACCTGACTCAGTTCGCGGAATGGTTGATCGAGGCGTATCACAGCGACGATGGCATGCCCGAGGCAAAGGAAATCTGCAGAGAAGCCCGCGCCGCCCTCTCCGCGCAGCCCGTGGCGGGAGCAGTGGCGCAACAAGACCAGCAAGCCGACGCGCTGCGTTTTAGGTGGCTCTGCGAGCATCCAGACTGGCATTTCATTGAACGGCTGTGCAGAGAGTTCGTGGCCGACAGCCGCATGGAATTCTTGGCTGAACTTCGGCGGGTCATTGATGCGCGCCGATCTGTTGAACTTGGACCGTTTGAAGAACACGTCGCCACCCAACCCCAAGCAGCACCAGCGCCCGAGCCGAGCGCGCAGGCTGTGGCGCACCCATCGCATCAGACCGTGCGCGAGTGGATGCCGGTCAGCGAGGCACTGAGGCTGTCCGACCTGTGGACTGCAGGCGATCTGGACAACTGCGGGCAATGGCGC